GAGGATGCTCCAAGCGAGACAATCTCGCTTTCCAACGTCCTTTGCTTTGATGGGGACGTAATAGATCGGAATAGGCTTCCGAGATTCCGAAGGGAAAACATCCAGTCTTCGCCCGATCCACACGGGGTCTTGGACGTACTCGCCAAGCCTGTGTCTGATAAGGGGCTTTGTATCATCATTACAGACGATCCAGATCGTTTCGCATCCAGCCCACGCACATTCATATACGGCTCGCTCAATGGCGAGATAGTTGGGGGCGATGGGCATCATAGCATCGCCCCAGTCAAAGTCAAAGTCTAGGGGCTCTCCCGCTACCGGGACAATACCAGCTAAATGATAACTACTCATAAGCGTCGTGCCAATCTTGAACTATAACTTTCCAGCTCTTCAGGAAAGTTTTTAATTATTTCTTCGGCAGTGTCGTAACGGAACTCAAATCTTTCATCCGGCTCGTAATAGTTTTTAATATCTCTCACTATTTCCCTCTGGGCTGATTCAATCTTGGGGGAGTAATACCGATAGAGCTTCGGGTTATAAGTATCTCGGCCGTTCCGTGCTCCACGGATCCCGGCGTCCTTCATCAACTGGGTTATTTTAAACCTTGCCATGGTGGAAGAATAGTCGAAATTGTTTAATTGAGCAGCCTCCAAATAAGAAACGGCCACCAAGTCTTTACGGATCCTCTTTCCTTTGGCGCCATCCAGCCTATCTGAAGGATAGAAGTATACCCGATTAATAAAATGATCATGGGTGTCGATGACATCATGGTGATGTTCCATCCCGCTCCGGACATTGAACCAATCAATAACTTTGGCCGGCCGCTCGATGCGGCTTTTTATAAAAGGGAGTCCGCTTACTTTTTCATCATCAAATATTATAAGTTTTTCAAACTCAAAGCGCCCCAGGCGAGATACGTGGGTGACCGCTTTTAGTATATTTTTGTTTATGGTGATACTCGCGGTTTTGTCTGCCATCGGCAATAGGCCTGATAAACCAAGCACCCGAATCAATCTTTCCCAAAGTTCGAGTTTCGAAGAGGTTGTCACTCCCAGAGAACGGAAATCATAATCTTCAGCGAAATCGTCAAAGCGGAAAGGAGGGTCAGCGCAGGCAAAGATACAAGGACAATCATTAAGATACGCATAAAGGAGAGCATTTAATCCTCCCCCTATGACGATTTGGTCGTACTCGAAGACCTGTTGATGGATTTTTTCCATGCTTCAACCGTGATGGGGAAAAGTTCTTCGCAGATTTCCAATACCGCATTGGCGACTTTCTGCATCTCCCACTGTGCTCCAGCGTGTTTGCGTAATTCGATAAACTTCAAGAGATTATTTAAGTTAGCTGTGCCATAATATTGAGTATACATATTTTGAGGGAGAATTCCTCGGGCTTGTTCTCGACAGACGCCAGCACCTAAAAGATTATTATACAACAAAATAGATTCTTTGTGATGAGCCTGGACCGCATTGACCAGGTTCATCCGGCAATCAATGGAAGGAATATATTTGTGAGGAATAAAAGTCTCTTCAGTTGAGGCTTGGCGATTAGATTTGCTTTGCTCTCGGTATTCCGTGGGAGAATAAAATTTAATATCTACGTCTGTATAACGTCGAGAAATTTCATTGTAACTCCAAGTGCGATGACGGTGATGCTGACTCCTAATAAATAAAGGAACAACAAATCGGAAGGTGACAAGAGAATGCTCAAGTGTTGAAGTGTGTCGGTGTCCAACCAAATAATTGATAAGTCTTTTATCCCCGTCATCTACTTCCTCCTTTTGTACACCAAAAGAGACACGCGCACTATTAACCACAGTGATATCACTGCCCATATGGTCCACATATTCTACCCTCCCCACATCATCATCGTACAAATAGATGGTTCTATTTTCCACGTTTTCCTCTTTTGTTTTTCTTTTCGTTGATGGCACGGAGTTTACGCTTGGAGGGCGAATCCAACAGAATTTCATCTCCCCCCACATGCTCCTTAATTAACTCTTTAATGGTTTTAATAAAATTTTCATTCTCTGTATTCATTTTCACTCCTCCCTCACGATGCCTACAACGTGGTTTTCTAATATTAAGTAGACCTTCCCCTCTCCAAAATCCACCTCTTCGATCATATGCCCTAATACAACAGCCCTATCTCCGACGGCCAACGGCGGCTTTGTTCCGGCTGCAATGGCCTTAATAGTCACCATCTCATGGGTGGGTCCACTCGGTTTAAATCCTTCGGGCACCTGGATTAAACTCTCGACTTCCAAGGTTTTTTCAGCTTTTTGAATTAGTAGATAACGATTACATGGTTGAAATTTCATCTCTCTTACTCCTATTTATTCTCTTGAGAAGCCGCATACAGCAACTCCACATACTCAGTTGGTAATTCACACGCCCCTCCTGCACAAGCAGAGTCTTGAGTAAATTCTATATTATCATCTTCTTCGACCATTGCGGTCCAGTCTATATCTCGATATTCCTTGGACAACTTTTCCCACAATTTTAAATTATAAATATCTTTTAAACAATAAGTCATCTTCCTCACATCTCCCTCAAAATGACTTTCAGCAAATTTAATTGCTGCGTTCGCCCACGATCGTTTAAGCAAATTAACTTCCAATAAACATTCGCCGGTTCCCAAGACTGCATCGGACGCAGACCAAAGGTCTCCCTCGAAAGCAATTAAGGCGGCTTCGATGATGCCGCTCGCAAAAAAAGATCCCGGTCCATATTCTCTCAAGATATCATTTGGATAAGGCACCGCACAGAAGGGAGCTTGTACATAATCCTTATCTCCAGAATAGGGCAACAAACTTACACCAGCAAAATCCTTACGATTCTTATAAATGAAATCAGCCACTTCGTCCCATTCGTGCTCTTTGACATGGATAGTATTCGAAACATTGTGTCGCATTCCACTCCGGGCGCAGAGATTAACATTAGTCCCATAGCGAACCCAATTCTGCTGTGTTGACTTAACACTTTCTAGTAATTTTAAGGCATCAATTTGATTTTTAGTTTTAGCTCCCACGGGAACTTCACATAAAAAAGTAATAACTTCAGTAACACCGTTGGGATCCCATGCGCTTCCTTCCACTGCACGTCGATTAATTTTCTTAAAATGCTGAACAGGATTTTCTTGTTTGTTGGCCTGAACTCTACGAAAATATCGTTTAGCGTGATGAGGGTGAATGCCACTAGCTGTTCCCAGAATGCAAGATGTGGACCCCGCAGGTTTCACACAGGTGGTGCGTGCGGCCTGATTAATCCCAATGATGTCCGCGATGCGCTTATTCATTTCTTTAACAATTTTGGCACCATTGCGTTGAATAGCTGGATCGAATAGAATATCTGGGCTGTCCATCATGCCAGTGATAGAGACTCCCAATAGAGCTTCCCGGCTGGTAATGTTTTCGGTTACGGACCCCACATATGGAAAGCTAGTGTAAGCCGCCTGAAGGGATCCAATAATAGCCCCTACTCGGCAAGCTCTATAAAAATTTTCTTCTGTGTCAGCTTTTTTCCCATTGATCTCGGTCAAATTGCAAAACTGCCACCCAGGGTTTCCATGCTTATCAACCGGATAAAGACTAATTTCAGCGCATGGATTAAAACCGCATTCGGCATCTTCAGCCCAGATGAACCCGGGCTCTCCGAATTCTCTAACCCATTCCATTAATTGATTAAAATCCTGCTTAGATGTTTCGTCGCGGACGAGCAACGCACTATTGTTAGAGCGCCCCCGTTGGGGATTTTCTAATTGCCAGCGGCCTGTTTTGGCTGTAGCCATTTCTTGATCATCGGGGGAGAACAGAGCTATAGTAGCCGAGCGCCGTACCCCTCCCGAAATAACTGCATCAGCCGCGTGCATGATTGTATCATACACTTGAATTGGCCGGAGGTTCGCTTGTGCTGTCCCCGCCAGTGCGTCATCAAAAATTCGACGAATTAGTTCCAATGATCGCCGCAGACCATCTGGCCCCGGTGCCTTTGACCCCGAGCTAAGGGGGGAACCAGCGGGACGAATTAGGGAATAATCAAAATTAACTCGGTGACCCCTGTATTTGGGTGAGCCGGGAGCATCCTGAGAGCGCGCAAAATAACTTTTTACCAAAACACCTATAGCATCGGCCCACCCTTCAATTGTGTCCGGTACGACAAAAGTTTTCTCACCTCTGTGGGGCTGCCGAATGGGTGGAAGCTGCTCAACGTGGTGTCGTTGAACACTGAACCCTACTCCACAGCCACACAACAAAAGATACATTAGTTCTTGGAAAGCACGAGGGCGGTTGATGTGCCCAAAAGCACAATTATAGAGTCGTGCGTTATGTTGAAAGATGGGGTCGCCGCCGAATTGGAGGACGCGTTGGGAGCCTAGAACCTCTTTACGTCTTACAGCAATTTCCGCCTCGTCAATATATTTGTGTACTTCTGGAATATCTTTAAATTTTTCTCTATGCATGTCGAAAACACGTTTTACTTGTTCGGCCCATGTTTCTCTGCGCCTCTCTTCGGGCAAATATTTAGCATATTTAGCGATTCTCGTATATTCCTGTAAAGTACTAATTGACATTTTATTTCTTTCCTCTTTTCTTCTTAAATTTGGCGTATTTTTCTTTTAATTTAACTTCTTGCCTCTTTTTGGCGCTCTCTTTAACTTCCCCAATTGTTTCCCCGGTTGAGGGTAATACTTTAATTTTAACATTTCTGGTGTCCATAATAATAGGGAATATAATACCGTCGGGACCATTCCTGTTCTTTGCAACAAAAATACGTCCGGTATTTGTTAACTTATCCTCCACGGTTCTGGAAATGGTGAAAATAAAATCTGATACAAAACACTTATTAAAGGCCTCCGAAATTGATTCCATTGTAATGACTTCAGCATTTAATCCAGAACGATTAGTTTGAGATGCTGTCCAAACACAGCATTGTTGTGTTTGAGCCAAAGCGCGTAGCTGTTCATAAATAGTCTCTAACTCATGCCTTTTCTCTCTTAATACAGAATCGGGACGTAATAAATCTCCATAATCTACAATGATCATATCGGGCTTTAACTGCCGATTTGCTAATTTTTCTACATGATTTTTAATAGTCTGAACTGTCGCCGATTTGGTGGGATATTCCTTCACAATGAGAGTCCCATCTAACGATTCGACCTTTTCATATATTTCTTCCTTAAAAGAACTTAAATCATTGAGAGGGATACCGGTGATACAACTATCAAAACGTGAGCCAACGACAGTGTCTGCCAATTCTAATGTATAATATACTACCGTCTTTCCGGCTAACAGGGCTTCGGTACCCAGATGAACGAGTGCCATACTTTTACCGGCGCCGGTTGGGGCAATCACCACCCCCAACTCTCCTTTCCCGAGACCTTGGGCAGAAATTTCATCAACATAATCCCACCCGGTAGAAACGGGGTCTCGTACTTTGAGAATGAAACGTTGCTCAAAATCTTTTAAATAGTCGTGGCCATAGTCGGAATCTGCACCAAGTTTTAATGCCTCGTTGATGACTCCGGCGATCTCATCAAAAGATGAATCCTGAAGGAGTTTTACCGATTTAAGCATGGCTTCTTTTAGCTTTTGTTTTCTACAAAAATCTAGAGTAGTGGTGGTGATGTACTCTTTATTTTCTATGTCGACTCTATGAATTCTCGCAAAAAAGTCTCTTATTTGTTTTTGAATTGCCTCACTATGTGAGTCCAGTTCTGTTCGAAGAATAGACTTCATTATCTGCTCAGAGGGATGAACTGAAAATTTCTTTCTGTATTCGAGAATCAGTTCTACGAAAACCTGCAGATAGCGCAGTTCTAAAAAATTAATATTCAGAACCTCAGAGATTTGATCGGCGAAGGGTCGATCTAATAAAATTAGATGGCAGAGGTTTTCTTGAAAATCTTTTCCATACCGACTAAAGTTTTCTTTTTGGGCCATGCGGCCTCCCGTAGTATCAATATAACACCATTGATACGGAGCGTCAAGCTGAAATTATGATTCTTTTGAATGTTGTGAATAAATCTGAAGTGTTCCAGTCTCCGAAGCCATCCTCTATCATTCTCTTAATGGCTTCCATTTTATTAAACTGTGGTTTAAAGTTTTTAATTGTTTCATTAATATAAGTCTTCCCCACGATCGAAATAGAGGGGGAGTATAATTGCATAATCTTATAATTATCTCGAATCACTTCTTGACATTCGACGATATTGTCAAATACTTTAAGGCCGCTGGCATCTCTCTCGCAACTTTCTATTAATTGCGGGATCGTCACATCCTCTCCCTCTTTAAAGAAAGGAAATCGCTTGGAGATCGTCTTTAAGCCAACTCCAGGAACTCCGTCTAGATTATCCGACTTGTCTCCCACCACCGCTCTGGCCATGGCAAAATTAGTAGGATGGATCCCGAATTCGTCGATGATGGTATTCTTATTGAGGAACTTCTTCTGGATAGGTCGATAAAGAATAGTTTCTTCATCGCAAAGCTGAAAGAAATCCTTGTCGCTGGAGATGATTAGTTTTTGCCAGCCCCTGTAATGCGCGGCTTGCGAGACATGAGCGATGATATCGTCAGCCTCCACCCCATCTATCATTAATTGTATAATTGGCATCTCATTTAAAAGCTCCATCAGGCGCATCTGTTGCCATACTTTATTAGCTAGTTCTTCATCGGGAGTTAAATTTCTAACATTGCGGTTCAAGCGGATAGGTTTGCGCCCCGCCTTATAATTTTTATTTGTTATTTTTCTTCGCTGAGAACCTCCTGCTCCATCCCAAGCAATAATAATTGCGTCGGGCTTCATCTCTCGACACAGCTTCTGTAAGATTTTGACGAAACCTTTGTAGCCACCAATGGGATTCCCCGTTGGAGACAAACTTGGGTCTACAATATAAGCACGAAAATACGCATTAAGCGCATCTATAATCATTAAGCGTTTCATTTTAACTCCATAAGATAGGAAAGCCCTTTCTACATTACTAATATAACATAAAAGGGCCGGTTTTGCAATCTAAAAGATGTAAATTTAGTGTGCGGGGGTTCTACTCTTCATTATCATAAAAATCTTCCGCTTTGCCTTCGCGCTTGTCAAACTTCATAATAACTTCTTCGTCCATAATCTGGAAAATTCTTTGGCGGAATTTTTCTTCCTGCATCTTTTCTAACCACTTAGATGCCTGAAATTTTTCGGTCGACGCGTCTTCAAAATTCAGCGTATACCAGGCACCCGCTTGTTCGATATTTTTAGAACCTTTGACGGCATCAAACAAAGATTCGTCATCTTGGATAGCCACTTCGTCACTACCCCATAAAATTCTAAAATTACATCTGCGCCCCGCTGTTCCAAACCGTGATTTTTCTAACTTAACTTTAACTTCGGATCCAATCCGAAATCCATTATCGTCCAACACGAAACTAGCCTTGGCTTTCCGGCCAGTCAACCAGATACGCAAAGAATAAGTATAATTCATAGCCTTTCCTCCGGGGGTTACATACGGAGTTGTCATAGCCTCGGCTGCAAATCTAGTAATGTTAGTTTTAAGTTGGTTTAAAACCAAGAAGGTACACTTATGTTGAGCAATAGATAAAGTTAATTTTGCCATCCCCTTGGCTAAAATCCTAGCCTTGACGGCCATTGAGGATTGAGGATTAAAATCTCCCTCAACATCGGAAATAGCCGGAGTCTGAGCTAAAGAATCCCAGATAAAAAGGATCTGACTTGGGACGCTGGCCAATAATGTTTCGATTGTTTCAAGAACAAATTCGACCGAAGTGGGTTGAATGTAGAGAATTTTATCTACATCGCACCCAGCGCGCTCAAGGAACGCAGGATCCAAGGCCGATTCCGAATCAAAATATACTACATCGATGCCCATCTTTTGGGCGTTGGCGGCAATTTGTGCCGCCATATATGACTTCCCAGTCGATTCCAGGCCGGCGATTTCAGTTACTTTACCAACTGGGATGCCAGCAAGCTGACCTCGGCAGATAATAGAGTCCAACCATCGTGAGCCAGTGGGGATCCATTGGCGCACTTCGGTCGGGTTTTCCTCTTGCAAGTTGTGAGCCACTGTCATGCCGGCTTTTTTATTAACCAGCTTGCGCATGTCATCGATAGACAATTGACCAGTCTTTTGTTTTTTACGCATCATAGCCCCTAAGCAATCCCGCAGCTACAAAAATTAAATTAAGAATTTTCATTTGTAGCTGTATTATCGTCCTCGGTATCCTTCTCAATTTCCACCAATTCAATATCGAATTGTAAATCTTGGCCCGCTAGAGGATGATTTAAGTCTACTGTAACGCTGTTTTCATTCAGTTGAGTAATTCGACCCATAAGAGATCGGCCTTCAGGTGTAGCCAAGGGAACTGGCAGACCTTCAGCTAAAGTAATGTGGTCTGGGAAAGCACTCCTGTCAATTTCGGTATGAGCTTCTGCCACAACATCACCATATGCTTCATCTTTCGTCAAGGTGACGCTTTTCTTTTCTCCGACTGACATGCCTACTACGGCGTCGTCAAATCCTCGAATCATTTGGCCTGCGCCAACTTGAAATCCGATTGGCTCGCCACGTCCATACGAGTTATCGAATTCGGTTCCATCAGTTAGACTACCGCGATAATGAACCTTTACCTGCGTGCCTTTTTGTGCTTTTAACATATTGATTGTTTTCCTTTGTCTTGTTAAAAAAGTGAGGCATCTGTAACCCATGCCTCCCTGCGGATTAAAAATTAAGTTCCTAGCAAATCTTGGAAGGCTGCGTCTACACTAGTGGTAGTTGTCGCACGGGTCACCGCCGCTTCGGCTGTTTCCGTAGCATCTCCAAGAGAATTCATAAACTCGTTAAAAATATTCTCAACTTCCTCTTGAGGCTTGCGAGTAAAAAGATTTTCCATATCTGGAACAGTCTTGAGAAGGCGTGCGCACTCCTCTTCTCCGCCAACTGCATCATCACAAAGCGGTGATGTGCGGCGCCGAGGGGTAAGAGTAGTCTTTGGAAACTGTGCTCCCGGTGGCTTTCCATAACCCAGCGTTAGGTCGGTTCCATCTTCGCAATCGGTGATGTCACCATACTCGGGATTGAGAACCAGATTCAAGAGAGCGGTATACGCTTCCTTACCGTAGCCCCAAACTCGGACGCCTTCGGCTTCTTCGCCTCGAACGAGGACTGGTGAAAAGAAACGTTGTCGCGGTGACATATCCTTTGCCAACTTCAACGTGTCGGTATCTTGCGAATCGTTGTATTCTTTCCAGAGTTGGTCCTTAAAGTCGCAGATAGGGCAATCGTCTCCGAAATTCTTCTTGGGACAAAGAATACCAGAGCGATTCTCTCCACCAAGGTTATAGTGGAAGAAATAATCCTTGAAGGGATCTCCATCGGCAGTCGGGACAATACGAATTACCTGCTGTCCGTCTTGGGGTTTCCAAAAACCTCCTGCCTTGTTTTTGTTTTTGACTGCATCCAGTCGTGCTTTGATTTTAGTAATGTCTAATGCCATGTTTCAATTCTCCTTGTGTTATTTTTAAATTGTGCTATGAGCTAAAGTAAAGACGACAAATCTCTCGCCTTTCTGTATAATAATATAACATAGATTTAAATGCTTGTCAAGCATTATTTTGCTTTTTTATTCAAAATCTTTGATAAGTTCGAATTCATCAACATTCTTAATGGTGAACTCTTTTACTTCACCAACTACTGTTTTTTGATTGAAGATACGAAAAGCTTGTTTATCTAAATCCCATACAAGTTGATGGCCTTCGACCAGTTGGCGTGGTTTACCAGTTCCTTTAAGTTGGGATGAAAGAAAATCTTCTGATAACTCAGAAATTTTTACAAACCTCATAGTTCTAAGACTTCCATCTTTTTTCATATATGTTCCTAAATTGGCTTTCAAGTTCTCTCCTTTTCTAATATATAATATAGCATGATTTTTGGAGGGTGTCAAGGTTTTTTAAATGACTTGACGTTCTTTTGACATTAGGGTTGTATATATGAGGCGTGCGCGATACAATAGGAAATGTCATCTTCGTACTTAGTCTGGAATACCGCATATGAAACATTTGTAGTCTTGGATACTTTTGTTTTCATCTGGTTGACTATCGAGCGGAATAGGGTGCCGTCGTTTTGTAGCTTGTCTTCATTTACTCCATAAATATAACATACATCACGGCGCATGTCAAGGGGAAAAAATATTTTTTCTTCATTTTTAGCAGCATCAAAAATTCCAAACGTTGAAATCTTACACACATCACGGGGTTCGTTTAATTTTCCCATCACGGGGTTCGAATTCTGAAAGATGTGGATCATATGAAGAGTAGTAATAAGGACTTCGTTTAATTTATCATAGTAAGACATAATTGGCACATCCCCAATAATCTTTTCCAATTCTAGGTTAGAGACAAGATACAATCTCTTAAAGGCAGATGATCGGGCGTATTGCTGAAGTACGTTACGCACCAAACGTTCTCGTAGAACTTGTACCTCTGTCAATAATTCAATTTCGGGCTGAATATAGAGGAGAGTAACGTTTTTGTGATCTAATTTTTCTAAAATTCGTAGAGAGGATACCGAAATTGCGCCTCCCCCTGCTAGAATGAAGAGGGTTTCTCCCTTTATTGGCTTAAGAAATGATGCCAAACAAGGAAGGATTGCCTCGTATTCTTCAGTTGTTTCATAGGCCGGGAAATTATAAGAGCGATCTCCTTCTATCCCCACATCTATTTGGTAACATTGGTACTGGGAGTATTTCTCAAAACTTTTGGCTATCTTACACCCTGCATTTCCTAATCCCACTATATTCATAACACTCTCATAATTTTAATTTCTTTAAATTTCCAAAATCGCGGCCGGCCCGGACATTAACGATAAACTCTCCCAACTCCGTATCCCCAAAGATTTTAATTATATTGGGAAGTAAATGCCGGTCTTCGAAAGATAAATCAAGGATAATAGAATCATGAACCGGGAAGGCAACGAATGACTCCTCTCCCTCTAAATAACTATTGACTTTGAGCATCTGTCGAAGAACGTTCTCGGCGCAGGTGCTCTGAATAATATAATTCAGGGCCGTCCTCTCTTCGGAGGGGATGACCTTGTCCCAAAAGGTTCTCACTTGGCCCTGAGTGAAGTACTTTTGTACCACAGAACCCCGGTCGTAAGCGCGGGAGGATAAATAATCCTTGCTATCCGGATTATATAGCCACGCAAATATTCTCTTTTTGGCTTCCTCTCGGGTGATAAGTCCTCGGTAAACATTTTTAATATTCCATTCGTGAATATCTTCTTGAGGCTGTGCTTTCCCTTGCAAAGCTATTAGTGTTCTTAACTCGGCTGCGTTGAAATCTAGTTCTATAAAAAAATCATTGGTAGGTTCCACAACGCATCTATATTTTCGATCCATCGTCAAAATTGGAAAACTTCCCGCTTCCGTGGTCAGCCTTCCGGTTTTAGTACCGTAAGGGTTGAATTTACAAGAGATCACGGCCTTGTTTAAGTTGCGAGAAAATTGTCTAGCTCTCGGTTGATGCATAAGGGGAAATAAGTTTTTCGCATTTATATTTAACTTTCGATAGCGCATTTCTCCCAGAGTTTTGGCCAATGCTACGCGGTAATCATAGTCAATAGGTTTCGAAAAATTATGAAAAACATGTTTACAAATCTGATCTTTCATATAACAATATTCAAGCAAAAATCGCTGCGGTACTAAATCGAAAAAACAGTTTTCTTCGAGCGACACATCGGCTATCTGGAATGAGCGCATAAAAGATTTGAGCTTGGTGCAAATGATCTGCCATCGCCCTAAAAGATGGTCCGGGCAAGCCTCCTCTAGAGTGAGACCTCCGGAGTATATTTTGGCATATTGGATATTTCCGCCTTTGAGGGAGGGAGCGTAAGACCATGTATGAGTTAGATCGAGAGGTGCCTCATCATAAAACAATTCCCCATCGACGTAGACGCCTACACATTCGGATTTATCATCCAGAGTTTGAAAAAACAACACATCTCCTAATATCTTTTGTAAGTGCCGAGCGACACCACCTGTGTATAAAATTCCTCAAAATTCTTAAAAGACCACTTAGATTTATCTAAACTTGCGTAGTATCTCTTATACACATCGTAATTGAGGGATCCATTAATGAACCTTAAATCATCAAACTTCTTATTAATATAACGTAAAGCCTGCGTCTTGTCAAGGGTCTTTACAATATTTTTAGAATTATTAAAAATATGATCTAGGCGCGCCTCTGAAAATTTAGTTCCCTTTTCCACATTCTTTAACTGAACATAGAAACGCAGCCAATGGAGATATGAAAAGTGATCTTCCACTTGGTCTAGGCGCACGGGTTGTCGCAAAATAGTAGTCGTGCGCATTTTACCATTGCGATGTTGTTGTTTTTTTATTTTCGGTCGTGACCTCACTATGCCGTTATAGGTACTCACCGCCAAAAGCTGCAACTCCGAGATATCCCGCAAGAAGGTGGGCTCAGTATAGGCCGAAAAAAAAGAAGTGGGACCGGTTGGTCCGTTGAGATAGAGACTCATGAATTTTTGCATAGCTGGAGAGGAGAGATTTGCAACCAAACGCCAAGGAGCGTTCATATCAATATAAAACCCATATTTAAGGGCTATATTTTTATAAAAGTTGAAAGCTAGGCTCCGGGTGAAATCTTTTATTTTTTCAATGTCAGAATCTGCGTCGTAATCCCCTATTTCTAAGGCTAGCCCGCTTGATAGGATGCCGGTGGCGGAACTGACCACGCTTGATGACCGTGAGATGGAGGTCTCGACGGCGGCTTCTTTTAATAATTGTAAAAATCGAGGTAAAAAGTCGTCAAAGGAGGTGATAGTAGCATCATTAGCCAACACGCGAATCGATAGTTGTCGAATGTGCCTCTGTTGTCGATTATAATCCACCGTAGGCGCGGTATATCCATATGTGGCCTTAAAGTTGGTAATGGGAGGGGCGGGAGTGGGGAAGCGTCCTTTTTTGGCGCAATATTCTATCTCTTTTTTCATTTCACGATAGGCCGCAGCCACGAAATTCACTACCTTTACATTTTCCTCTATTAAAGAGAGAGAGCCGGGAGAACAGCTTGCCGGTACCATGTCGGTGTTCAGGCGCCCGTAAAAAAAATCCTCCTGATTCCAAAAATCTCGGATAGGGGCCGGAAGTGTAAATTCTGCGGGGTTGTCATTGTCGTAAAAAGCATAGGCTCTATAAATTTCTCTCTTTAAAAACAAATCAAAAGTAGTTGAGCCATTAGAGGCATCAAAAAAAGAAGATGGCAAAGGATCAGCCATTAGGGACTCCCCACGCCGCCGGCTGCTGTCTTTGGCGCGCTGAGATCAGTCTCGCTTTCTTCGGGACATTCTTCCGTGGATGCATTTAGGCCGGACGAGAGTCGCGACGATCCATCTCCGCTATTATCGAAGAGGCATTCGAGATCGGTCGAAAATACATTATCGCCGCTTATTTCGTTTTTAACTTTAGTGATCAAATGATAGCCGCCGAGGCCTAACTGGTTGGCATGCGTGCCAGGAGTACTTGGGTGTCCCAGATCCTTTCCGAGGGGCTGCATATTTAGATAGACATATTGTCCTGGATGGAACATGGTATTACCTACCATGTTCACATTCGCTTTATAGACCGTTGCGAGTTCCGCAAGAGGATTATAGGAATCTTGCTCAAAACGCGCTTCTCTTAGGAAAGGCTGGTCAGTCTTTGCGAATTTAATTGCCTTTACCAAACCGTTTTCGGCGCCCATATAGAGATGATAAATGCCCCTCTTAAAGTCCGCGTCATGTTTGCCGGCCCAGCCTTTCTCGGGATTGGATGTTTCAGCGTAAAGATAAATATAATGAAACATGGAAGTAGTCTTCTTCCAAGGATCTACAGTATAAAGCGGCGCAGTGGGGGTAATGTGTTTTAAGTCCATGTTATTTTTATATGTCGACTTTTTGATCGCCGGGTCTGTTGAGAAATCTCCATATGTTGTCCCCCTGGCTTCGATGGGGCTTTTGTCTCCGACAGAGGGCATCGAAACCATGCCCGTCTTAAAAGTAATCTTTTGCCGCATGGTTCCCTGGAAACATTCTGCATTAAAAATATCCACCAGCGATTCTTGGAGGAGGCTTCGAAGACATGGTAAAAGACCCAGACTGGTCCTATTAGAATCGGTCACATTTCTTACAAACCATTTACGAATGGCTCTAAGCGAAATTGGAATATCCCCCATATTTATAGTTTTATAGCCCGGGCCAAAGGGGTCCTTTAAAGTCAGAGGGCCCAATAGAAGTTTTACATTTTTGGACACACAGGGCGCATACGCCACACTAGTTTCCCCCACGTTGACATCAGTATAATCCAGAGCATGTTTGGCGAGTTCTTCGAACAGATCGGAGGCGAAAACAAAATTAATATCCCAATGATCGCTATCCTTCTTCGCTGGGTCGTTGATACCACCCTTAGAATCTAAATCTAAAAATTCATCTACCGTGAGAGTGTCCCCTCCTTTGGTCACTGAGCCGTCAGTGATAAGAAGTTGGGTGGCGGCCTCATCTCTGATTTGGCCGGCCAAGACCGGATCCGTAAAGCTGCCGAACCAATTCGTCCAAGTCCCCTTAGCTTCTTCCTCCACTATCGCGCGGCGCTCTTTAACCGCCTCCTGATGGTCTTGGACTTGCTGCGCGTCTTGGCCTGCAACGTTTTTGACGTATTGACGATAATCGGCGTCATCAGTATCCGTTTTTAAATTTATGCCCTTTCCTCTGGCGAATTTCTGGCCGGCCAAATCTAAAGACTGTCCCACCATAACTGCCCGATTTTCAGTGAAGGCCTGCCAGGAGCTTTTAGCGCCCTGGATACCCAGCGCGCCCGGGTTGGTTATAGTAGTATTTTTAGAATCTAATTTAACTTTCGTTTGCTGCCACTGCGCCTGTTTAATCAGTTCTCGGGTTACCCGACCAGTATAGATCTGAGAATTGCCATCCATATCATACACCCCTTCGGCGAGTTCCGCCAACAAGGAGTCCGCCATCCAGGCCCTGGCCCATTGATTAATATTATCTAATTTTGTCTCTGCTGTTTTGACCGCCGCCTGATCACAATAAACTTTAGCTTCGGCCAACTCATTATTTACCTCACTACGACGAGCGCGGACAAAAGGAGTGGCCAGAACATTGGCTTTGCTGTCCGATAAAAGTCCTTCGATTCGAGCGCGGTAGTGTAGAGTCAAAGTAAAGACCCCATCCTGGCCGATATCGAATTCATGATCAATCATCGTTAAGAATAGGGGTGTGATGTTATGTTTGACGCCGTCTTTCATATCGGAATCAAATATCGCGCCTTTTGCGGGCGCCCAGCCGACGACCATTTTCATTTCAAAATGTGTAATACCATCGCGGTCATTGAGAACGGGTTGTCGACCGGCGGCGCCGATTGTTCCTTTTGTGGGAGCCCCTTTAGCACATTTAGCTGCTGCCGTCTTTTTACGGCCGGCTTGGGCAGCGGCCACTTTCGCTTGGAGATCTTGCATGTCGCGAGCGGGGCGCCTCAAGAAATCTAAATAACTCCATTTTCGGCTGCCGGCGCCTTTGCGCGGTGTGGTTAGTTCATCAAAATTCTGAAAAAACAAAGTCACAGAAGCTCTCACGTCATTGCGTATTGTAGCCGGGTTATCACTGATGTATTCCCAGGTGATATTTTTGATACCTACTTGGCCTTTCATGGCGTTGTCATTCGTCATGCTGGAGAAATTTGTTTGTTGGGGAAATGTCATTTCTTGTTCATCGTGGGGGCAACCTTGGGCATTGTAAAAGACTTTATAAAATCTATAAACTGGTACCAAATGAGATAATTGGATATTGGTGCTCTTTTGGATAAAGTTGGACCAACCTTTTTGCATAAATAATTTATTAATAAATTCAGGAGGGCTCCCATGGGCCATCTCTACTCTTTTGTAGGCTTCAATACGTCGATCTCGTTTTTGTTTCAGTTGAGCTAAATTTAATATGTTAGAGGCCAAAATACATTTCTCGCTCATAACGAGATCTTTCATGGAAAGATCTAGCGACATGTTGGCAGTATCCAGAGTACTGCACGGGTCGCGGTTTTCTTTCTTTCGGAGGGCCAGCATCTTCTCCTTGAGTTTTTCTTTCTTGTCCTTATCCGTGGTTGCGGCATATTCCCGCTCTAATTCTCTCATCTCAGCGGGAGCGCGGAAGTCCTTTTTCGCCTGGTCTTTATTAATAACAAAATAGTTATAAGATAAAATATCCTTCGCTGTGAGGCCGCCATAGCCTAACATTACATATCGGGCGTTTGAGCGGGGAAGGCCAGCCAACCCATCGGCTTTTTTTGCGTCTGCCTCCGTTCCGGTACCAGACGCGAGAAGGGCGCGAATATCAATCCCAGTCTCCACCAGGAAGTCCTCCAACGTCATCCGAAAATACTTGCCCTTAAAAGGTAACATATCTTCGGTAATAACTATTTGTGTTGGCACGCCCGGGCCGGATGGGACAAAGGACGCAAGATTCTCGTAATTATTAGCATCGATTGTCTGACCCACCCGAGCCACCATTTGAAAGGGGTGGCTCATCACCGATTGGTATTTGTCGCCTGGGGCTACATTGGCCGAGTGTGCCCGCGACGAGAAAGTACCCTTTGCGCGCGTATAGGGAAATCGGAGTGCATCTTGTCTTTCCACAACTGTGCCGGCGGTGTGGATGGAAACAAATGGATTATCTTGCATGCCAAAACTTGAAATATTTTGATAACGCACATTAGACGCCCCTACAAAATCCATAATGGCGTCCTGTAACACCACTTTGGAAAAGAAATTGGCAGCAATATTCTGGCGTATCCCTGGTACGTCTGCCCAGGCGCCGGTTCGAACACCCGAACTCGGGTTACTTGTGGCCTTAAATGGATCATCGTCGGGGGCGTATTTATCATAAAGATATTCCGCTTGATCTCTGGATGGTCCATCGAGGTTCTTCGCGCCAAAGATCTTTGTCAGGCCCTGGATCCTATCAAGTCCGACGGAACCTTCGAGTGCTATAAGATCAAAAACTGTGCATGGTTTGCCATTGAGTTCGCTCGAAACCTGAGTGTTGATAATCAGGGCCTGTTTTTGGCTCGTGGGATTCCAAGAAAAATTGTGATACCCCTTGGGTGCCTGCCCCGTAGAAACATTTAGGCGCTTTTCTTTCTCGCGTTCTTCTTGGGTTTTGCTAGCCATTATTCGCTTCCGTATATAAACTTGCTAACCTTTCTGGCGGGAAAGGAATTAATATAATTTGGCCCAAATTCACATGATTCTCTGTAGGCATCTGGTTATACCAGGGAATGATCCACCAATACTCGGGCTCACCGTAATATTTGTGAGCCAACTTATAAAATCGATCTCCTGTTTTCCACACATGCTGAATGGTAGTAAGGTTCTTGCGTTCGGTTACAGTCAGGGTGTGAATTTCTGGCGTCAAGTATTGCTTAACCCTCTTCACTCCCCGCTTCGAAAGGATTTCATAATATAATTCTGCCTCGTTAAATCGCTCTTCCCTATTATCATATCTTCCTGATGACATTTAGCTACCTCCTCCCATTATCTTGCGCACTCGGGCCGCTTCTTCTTGAACATCTGTCATGGCTTCTTGTGCAGCTTCGTTGGCTTTTCGACTGTCTGCCAGGGCTTCGTCTGCCTGTCTCATGGCTTCTTTGATTTGGGCGTCGAGTTCTATGGCGTCCGGAATCGATCTAAAGGGAGCGTTGGCACCCTGGTCTTCGGATCCTTCAAATTCCGTACTGAATAAGCCTTTGGGAACAAAAGGAAAAGCACCTTCTGTTTCTCCGCGCCACTCTTTAGCACTAGACCATCCAAGCTTTTCTTTATGTAGAACATCCCCCTCTAGACTCAAAGTGAAACTTTTGGGCCAGAGTTGATCATCGGGATCAAAGAACCCCGCGTCCAGATCTGGAGAAAAGTCTAATCCACCGACTACCACATAAAGGCCGTTGGAGTCCGCTCCCTGTAATAAATTAGAAAATTTTACTTGGATGAGGGGAGGTCTCACGAGAGCTGATTGTCCAGCTGTGTTACCCAAACTCTCATAGCGTCCATAGAGCATTTTTACCAGTTGGGCGGTATTGGAGAGATTAACTTTGGCCTCGTGAATACTTGCGGCCGGCACAGTCCAGGCTAAAGATATAGTTCGCATGGTGTTTTTATAGGTTGCGATGATATCATTCCGCTGAATTAACTCTTCCTTGTTCCAGTTGACCGCATAACTGTCCGTAAATTCCGTGAGCATGCCCTTAAACTGAACCGTTTGATTAGAAGAAAGTCCGGTGATTTTAATCCAATAACCTTTGTTAGCATATATATTAGTCGGGTCTGAAAATCCCGTTTGGCCAAAGGGAATATTATGATAGTCAGGCCTGTCGACTCCTGCACCCTGGAAGGGGCTTTGTTTTTGAACAGGCGCGTGCTCTGCATCAAATTTTTGTTGTTGTGCAGTCATCTCTGCCGGGTTGGCCTCTGTCTTGGGGCCCTGCTCGTCCGATAATGTCTTTAAAAGTTTTTTAGTTCTTCCCATTCCAATCTCCCGTGATCCTAATTAGCTATCCGTTTATATTCCCCGCTTTTTTAATTCTCCCATCAGCAATTTCGCCAGCCCAATTGCCCATCTTAACAGAATCCATCATCAGCGTCACTTCTAATTTCTGAGGCTTCGGCTTTGCAGCCTTTCCTCCGGCGCCCTTGGCTCCTGCTGCTGTTGCGCCTACGGCGACACCGCCCATGATTGCGGGGGCCATCGCAAGAGCCAGGGGATTTACAGCCATCATGGTGAAACCTGCGCCCATGGCGTAAATCCCGGCGCCCATACGCGCAATGTTATCTGCCGCTTCACCCGTAACCAAAGATAGGGCAGTAAAAAGATCGGTTAGCGCAGAAAGTTTACTCACGTCCATTCTTTCTACAGAATCCGCTATCCAACTAAGACCTTTAGAGATAGCCCACATAGTCAATACGCCCAGTCCGAGAACAACCAAGGCGGCCGCGATGGCAAGAAGGCCAAATGCAAGTACTGGAGCCGCCCCAGCGGCCATATAAATAGCCACACCCATAGCGACGAAGATACTCCCGACCATAATAAGCAGTTCTACAAAGCTGGATCCCACCTGGGCCTCTACAAGCCAATATATCAACATAAGAATTCCCGTAACCACCAATGAAATAGCCGTGAAAATTCCCATAGATGAAGCGTGCATGAAAAGGAACGCGGCGCCGATTCCCATGAGAACCAAAGTTAAGATTCGGCCCGGAGTCTCCATCTGGGTAAATGCCGCGAATAGCAGTACCATGGCCCCGACTATTCCCGCTTTTCCCATCATAAGCAACTTGGTTTTAGTCATTTCAACATTCGCCAGGGAGAGTTGGAGCTTAAAAGCTAGGACTGCAGCTGATATTCCAAATATAAGATATGGCACAGCGGGACTGATACTTATAAACTTGCCTATGATATCCATAAACTGTCCCAGAAGCTTGACGACGGGGAGCATGGAAGCGGCGAATGATCGCATAATCTGCGTGTATTCATCTTTTATAGAATTAAAATCTTTCTGTTGTTTGGCCAGTTCAAGTAATTCTGCTTGGCTCTTCTGGGCGCCGCCGGCCATATTATCAAAATCTCCAGCCATTACTTGAGCAAGTTCACTAACATCGGACAAACCCATCGCCTCAGTTAGGGCCTTCCGTTGGTAATAACCCATATCATCAAAAGAAACGCCCGCCTGATTTACAGCATCCGACAGCATCTTCATTCTCTCGCTTGGATCTGTGGTCGTAACCATCTCCATCGAATTTAAAAATGAGCCGCCCAACATTGCATTTAATTTACCAACCGATTCTGCGGCGCCGTCGAAAGTATCAAATTTTTCAGTAATATTTAATAATTGTTCGACTTCCATTCCGGCTTTTTTTGCATTAATATATAATTTCTTAAAAACACCGGTGCTTGCTTTGCCAAATTTGGCCATCTGTTTTTTGCTGCTCTCAAAGTTCTGGGCCATTTCTTTGGCAGGTCGACCAAGTGACTGGGCCGTTAAAAACATTTCTGTTTGAAAGTTCGTAGCCTCTGTAGCTCCAAAGCCCATTACTTTAGTGAGATGGTTAACGTTTTCCGAGGTGATATCAGCACTCACTCCGAACTTATTTAAAAGGGCCGTGGTTTGTTCTAGTTCGGTTCTAGAGGCTTTACTCATCGTTTCCAAAGTATAAACATTTTCCACCAAAGCCGTCATGGTTTCAGAGGCGCCTTCCATGGTGACTCCCATGGTATACATGTCGGCCTCAAGTTGGACTAGTTCATCTCCATATCGTTGAGCCTGCCCCGTATTCTGACTAAACCTAACTAAAGCCTCGTCCTGAGCCGTAGCTAGGGCTATCGTACTCTGAACAACCTTCATCATACTTGAACCTGCGAGGTTTGCTACGGTCAGAGTGTCAGCAAGAGCGGCGCCGGCGTCGGCGGGGTTATTTAAAAAGCCACCGAGGGCGGTGTTTTTCCAGGAATCACCCACGCCCGAGAGGGCGGTGATTCTCATCGCTATATTTCTTTGATTTCTGGCAGATATTTCCGCCTCTGCGTCGAGTTTTGCACCTTCCTTCTTAGCATCATTTAGACGGTCTGTGGCAGCCGTTATCTCGTCTGTATCTTTCAGGATTTTAGCTAGCGCTAGCGCTTCTTCAGCCAGGGCTATCTTTCGTTGGCTATCAAGTTTGACGGCGTCAAGCCGCAACTTATTATAATCCTTCCCCATCTCGTTCATATTCTTGTGCGCCTCATGTTGCGCTTCCATGGTTGCGAGTCGTATACGCTCCGTCTCCGAGAGACGTTTGAGAATATCTAGGCTTTCCTGTTCAGCCTTAGTTTCTTCTGCCGCGTTGGGTTTTTTGGGATCGTCACCTGCCATATTACATTAAAATCCTTTTATTTAAAGGGCCAAATCAATCCTGTTTCGCCTTCGAAATTTTTAATGGCCATTTCCAGTTTAGATTTATTTTTAAAAGTTCTAGGATCATCTAGGCCGTTTTTCGCCACTGATTCTAAATAATTCTTTTCTCTTCCTAATGTTCGAGCAAACGAATTCACATCGGAGCGTTTGCCTCGAATTCCTACCGGTACCTTTGGGCCTCCAAACATATCTTGCAGGATAATTTTAATTGTACTGCCAAACATGGCCAACCAACTTTCATCCAGCCGGTCTTTATTTTTCTTCATTTCTTCCAAATCAAATTCGATTGAAACAAGTTGTTCTTCATTAAGGATCGCCATTTAAATAAATTCCTTCTTTCTCTAGTAAATAGTTACGTCGAGCAAATATATAAAAAATAAGACCAGACCTATAAAAAGACCTGGCCTTATCGGGGCTTGGGAGGGCGACGGGGTTGTCCGCCACCTTTGGATTTCGAAGCTTTATTCATTGCTTCGCTTTCTTCTTTAAGTTGCTTAACGAGACGATTTAGGAACCATCTGCGAATTTGTACCGGAAGATTATAGGCCTCTATAAACGACCACCCCATGTGGTACTGTAACAAGAACATTTCTTCATAAACACCTTCAAGATATTCATCGTTTAGGCCAAAAAAAGTCCGTCGTAAACGGAACCTCCAATTCTTCGGTTTCAAAACCACAAAGGCCACAGAGGAAGGGTTGTTTTAAGTCGATCGAGGGACAAATTCGATCATAAGCGGCTCGAAGGTACCGCGCGTCTCTGGCTGGCATATTCTCTATTAAGCTGGATATACTTTTTGAATCCGTCTTTCCACTGACTGACGAAATCATAATTTTAAACTGATCGGTAGCCGTGGCTTCCGGCAGCTTCTTTTTCTTCTTATTCTCTGCCAACTTTACTAAATATTGTTCGTCCTTCCCAGTCAACAGGCGAACCTCCACATCCACTTTCAGGATGGGCAATGAAATAGTATAAGTTCCCTCGGGGGTCTCCAATATTTTATAATCTTCATAATCATCCCCTCGATAGATAGTCTGTTCTTCTAAGTCGAACTCTACTTCTTGGTGACTAACACAAGCGGGGCACACGATTTGAGTTTTATAGTCTGCGCCATAGCCGCTAATTCTAGCTGCCACAAGGACTGCGTTTTTATCACCCACATAAAGACTGGCGGGGGTGATTTTTTTATTTAAAATAATATTCTGTAGAAGGCGGTCTATCGCGATCCCTTGTTTAAGAAGGCTTCGCGAAGATAGAATATCCTCGTCTTTTGCCGTCATATGACGAATCTCCACATGTGTTTGTCCACACAAGGGATGACCTTCGGAATACAATTTCCCTTCGGAAGGAAGTTCTACGAATTCTGTAGGAGTAGAGAAATTGAGAGGCCCATCGCCTTTCATGTCTACCCCGGTGGCGGCTGGTGATGTGGCTCCTTTGTTGTGGGCCCCTCCCATTCGCTCGCTATTGTTTCTAGCCAAATAACACCTCTATGTTATAATTAATATTAAAAATCTTAAGTTCCTGGTTTAAAGAATGTGTTACCATCGCTAGCCAAACCAGTCTCGGATGCAACTGCGGTCTCAAGGACTGCCCAGTCATACCGAATAGTTAAGCCAACTTCGGTCAAATCGTCGGCACTGTAGTCCAAGTCACCAAAGGTCGCTCCGATGATGAAAGGATTCCATAGAGTCCAAGTTTCCAAAGAGTTCCCCTCGGAATCAATTTGAGTGATAACCACAGTTCCCAATGCAGCGACGGCTGCTTGTTTGGACATGGTCGTTACATCATTGACATTCATGGGGGGAGTATAGCCAGAAGCTCGGATAATGGCTGCAGTATTGGCAGCCGCATCAGGGGAAACTGGGTCGACCAAAGTAACTGTGCATTCTGCCCATTCTGCACGTCCGGGATAATAAAACTTATGATTAAGAAAATCATGCTCACTCGTTGAAATGGTGATTTCGGGTTTCTTTACGGTTTTTGCGTACCAAGTAGCACCGTTGGGCATGTTACCCAGAGTTACCAAAAATCTATATTGTCTTTTCGGATCTTTATTTGTTGCGTCGGTCCAGAAGGCCATTTATTAATTTCTCCTATTAACTATTATTAAATAGTTCCAAATTATTTTTAATCTTCAAAAGAAGCCCCGGATCGAGTTATAACAAAATCAATTGCAATAAATTCGATAGCCCGAGCCGGTTTCAGAAAGATTTTGGCATATAAAATATTCCTATCAATCAAATCCGGAGTTGTCGTTGTTTCATCAAGAATTACTTTAAACTCTGTGAGGCCAAGTCTAGATTGGACACTCGACAAGAATGGATTAACTTGCCCCAAGAATCGTTCCCAAGTTACCTTGACATTTTGGTCAAATAAGATGGTTGCAGCAATTCGAGACACCTCTTTCTTGATATATACCATTAGTCGACGGACATTAATCCTATCTAAGGCCGACTGGGTAGTCTGAAGAGTTTTCTGGCCGAAGACGACGATCCCCTCACTTGGGAAAGACGCGATCGGATTAATGTTTGCTTCGTAAAGATTGTCTCGGTCTTTGGAAGTGAGTCGCTGAGTCACACCCAGTACTGGGAGCCCAGCAGAGCCGCCAGTGAGGCCTCCGCGATTAAATCCAGCGGGGGCGAACCATAATTCCGATTTAGCTTCCGAAGAAGCGAACGTTCCCAGAGCTATAACACTTGGGGGTACCCAAAGGAGATTGCCCTTAATCGTATCGCGCACCTGAACCCATGGATAATAAGTACATCCATATGAGGAATTCAGTTGTCGGGACTCAAGCTCGCTTACCGCTTCTTGGACTGTTCCAATCCGGTCAGCGAAGGATTCGGTGTTTTCCGTAAACGGAGTATAAACGTAAGGGATATCTATAATTGCAAGTGCATCCCCTCGATCTTCGCAGATATCAACGATCTTAGTCGTTAGTGTTTGCTCGGTTAAACCCGGATAAGTGATGAGGTTGCACTCCACAAATTCAGGGTCAGCGATGGTATCAATAGCTCTCTTGACACTATAATATGCATAGGAGTCATTTTCGCCCAAACCATCATCCAAGAGGCTGTTCCTGAAGGGTTCTAATTCGGTGATATCCAGGCCGTCGAAACCGCCATAAAGAGGAGTAGTAAATCTATCATATCCCACATCGATGACTGCTTTATAGGAAGCGGAGGTAGTCAATGACCCACTAGCCGTAATAGAGTCGCCATCCACTCGTGAGCCACTGGTCCATGTGGCGTCGACAATCTGGTCACCGGCCGTATTAAGAACAGCAACAACATCATCCAGAGTGAAAACCCACTGCGGGTCGACCAGGGCGCTGGTGTCAGAGTCCAAGCCTCCAGGCAGTGGCTGCAGATAATCCGCAAATTCCTGCTTGTACAAAAGACTAGCATCTCGCGGGAGACCAAGAGAAGTTTGGAGTCCAAAATAGGCATCCGTTGGGTCGGCGATGCCTCCCTGTGATGCGGTGAGTCGATGTGCAACTGTGGGGAACCAGAGGCTAGCGGTATAGGCCGGGATCCCGACGTAACCACCTCCGATTATGGTCGCGGATCCCGTTGAGATTCCGCCATGGACAGCGCCTGTAACTGGAAAGATTGCATCGTTGCCGCCTTGGACGATACTTGTTGAGCACATGGTGCCCGAAGCATCAGTTCCCGTGGATCCGCTGACAAATCCTGTTGCCACACAGTCGATAAATTTCGGTGGTCCAAAGACTCCGAAGGGGAGATAGCCAGGATCGGTTACGCCTTCATTGACGTTTCGGTTCATGACAACCCGGATATAGGTAGACTGATTATTATATTCTCCGTATTGCCGCATGCGTAGATCCACCGGATCCCATTCGAGATATCTATCTCCAATTTTGCGGGCAATATAATTTGGAGAAGTAGGATCTAAATTTACGTTACTAAATCGTTCCACGATTCTTACAACATTATCATTATCCTTTGAGCTTCTCACTAGAACAGTGAAGGTTCCATAGGGATTTCTACCCGAAGTATCGCGGGAATATCGAAGATCCTGGATTGAGATTTTTAAATTGTCTTGGGTCCATCGGCCGCCGTCTTGGGCCACGAACCTGAAAAGTTCTTGCATGTCTCCAGGTAGAAACGACCCCGTATTCGTCGATATATCTTGCGAAAAGAACCATCCAGTTTGGGCCTCGGCGTATGGCATCCGATACTCGTCTTTGCCGATACCAGTTGATGTTTCGAGAGGCAATAAAAGTGCATAACAACTTTCCGGATCTAATCGCTGGCCGACTGGAGTAATCGTGCTGGCCTTATCATTAATAAAAGAAGAGTAACTTTCACCTAGCCAGTAGAGATCTTCGCCGTTGTTAAATGTTCCGCCAACGACCTCATTGTTTGTCAATTGTGGATTAGTATTAAAAACATTTCGAATATATTTGGCGGAGGATTCATTAAAATTAAACGCGGTTGTATATAAGGGAGAAGTTGCAGTCGTATCGGTAGCGGAAATAACTTGTGCTTTCCACTCCATGTCGCTCCCAATATTGTTAAAGAGTCCGCAAGTTCCGCCAGTCACATAAGTGGCTGATGATGCGGTTGTTGCTAAACTTCCTGTCAAAATAACGGCGCCGGCGACTGAATAGAATATAGCTCCGAGGTACCCCACTTGCGGGTTACCTGACCCGGATCGACAAATGAATAAACCATAAGCGCCGCCGTTGGTTGTGATGTCGTCGGTCGGTTCTTTTCCGGTCGACCAACCAGCGAGGCCTTTCGGGTTATTGGCTCCAGGAGCTTGACATCCCAGAAGTCTCAAATATGTGACGGGTCCTACTTGTGGTTGAAAATAAGCTTGCGCTGCATAAGCTCCGTAAGTGGGTCCGCCAAGATTTCCGTTTCTCCAGATATCGCCCCCGGCTTTTCCGGGAATGGGATTTCCAAATGTTTGCACATATTCCGAGAAGGAGGTGATTTTGACGGGTCGCATACCGGGACCAAAAGGTGCACGACCAATGATGATCGGGCCCATGGGTTCTACGGGAGCGGGTAATTGTGAATTATCAACCTCACTAAGAAAAATTCCCGGCGATATAAATTTAAATTTCTTTACGGACATGTAATAAGTTCTCCTATCCTTCGTGGACTACAACTTTCCCAGCTTTCAACCTATAAATAGTCTAATGAAAACTCAAAATCTATATAATTATAAACTTCATTTCTTCTTGCCCGGGATTTTCCAGGGCCTTGGATCTCCAAAAATAACCCGTTCCCGAGGGATCTTAACTTCAACATAATTCTCTCGAATGGCCACCTTGGGGCGCTCTTCATTTTTGCCGCCTCCGAGTAAATATCCCAATATTTTTAAATTAATGGTGGTTTTATATCGTCTCTCTTCGTCGCCCAAATTAGAAACATTGTTGTCTAAACTAAAGTCCCCTTCCAGAAACCCCTCAAATTTATGGCCATCGGCATGAATAAAAAAGTTATTAATTTGCCCCGTTTTGGTAATAAACGGCTGGAACATTTCATTTAACTGTTGTTGATATTCTGCATGGAGAATGACTTCATAATTAGCCACGACATACGTGGGTACAGGAGAATAAACAGTATTATAAACAACTTTTTTATTATCGAGGGGGTAACTCTGGTCATGGCCACGCGTGAAACGATTGGCCGCCGATGATGCAAAATTGGAAGTTTTATCCGGATTGATACGGCGGGCCATCATAATAGCTCCTCCGCGCGCATCATTCTGGGGAGGGATATGTGCCCAGGCTACTCCCTTCATGGCTGGGTCTTTTACGAGAGAGGTTCGATTGACTGTCATAAGCGGAAGAATGAGGCGCCCGTTTGCATCTCGTAGGTCTTTATTATCCTTGATCTGAAATGCTCTTTCGTTGGCTACCCACAACAAACTCACCTTTTTCCATCCTTTGTTAGTGGTGGTAAAAATATTTAACTCGCCGTTAAGCCACTCCACCAATGCCTTGTCGATTGTTTCGATAGTGGACGGCATCAATAAAATATCTTTTAGGGGTTCTTTGAGTTTCTCCGTAGGATCCCAAGTATTAGGCTCCTTAAACCACTCACGAAAACCTTTAAATTCGTCTTCTTCACTGGGCATCAAATAATCCCTCCCGGGCCATCAAACAGATGGCTGTAATCTCAAAAGCGTGCTCGATTTGACCAAACAACATTCTCGGAAGGGATGTTTTCACGATTTCGTATAAAGTTTCCCCATACAACACGAAATCTCCCTCCCGGACAAACGTGTCTTGGTCCTCACACAGGCGGCGCCTATGAAAGTGGATGGTCAAATGCCATTCCTTATCTAGCCCAATATTGTCGCTATAAACGGTAGTTGCGTCGGGCCACTCGACGAGGGCATAGACTCGCACCGGAGAGAGAAAGTTCTTTTCAATAGCCTCTCCATAGAGTGGATGGTAATTGCTTTTATCTCTAGAAATAGGGTAGTATGCAATTTGCTGGCCAATTACCCTTTCGAGTAATTCGTCATTAACTTGCTTGACTAAGTTTCTTTCCTTCTCTCCCAAAAAGAGAGGAGGAGGGGGCGCGTCAGGTTGCTCCCATTTCCCATTATCGGGATTGGGTTTCCAGGGACCATCATTCCATTCATTATCATTGGGCATTCATTTAGTTATCCTTGATATATAACCATGGGAATTGTTTTAAAAATAGTCTCCACCGCCTCAGACAATTCGGCATCAGTCTTCATTAATTCCGTATAAGTAACTTGATCTAAAATTTCTTTTAATTCGGTTCTAAGGCTTTCTTGTTCTTCTTTAGCTTGGCCCAGGAGTTCGGTGGCATTTAATTGAGTATCATTACCTGGAATAGGGATGGAAGAAAACTTACCCCTAATTTGACCCAAAGTTTCCTTAGAGAGGGCCAAAGCAAAGCGGCGGATCCACTGTTTACCGATCGCGTTAATATTGGCGTAAGGAAGATTGTCAAAAGGGATAGTATTGAGGTTATTTATCCCGTCAATACCCATATCATAGGCATTGTCATTCTCCCAAGCATTTGGTTCGACATTAAAATCAACCCACATTTTATTATAAGTATCAATAAGTTCTGGGATTGGAAAGATTCTTAATCTAGTATCTTTTAATTCATAAGAGTAGTGAGATAGACGCGTCCACAGGTGATCTTCATAGGCCATGGCCTGTAATTTATTTTGCCATACAGGAATAATTTCAAAAGTAGAATCATCAGTATATTGACCATAATACAACAGGTTGCCAACAACATTCAACCCCCCATAATATCCAAAAAATCTCCACATAGCTTGGGGCGTTTTATAATAAACTTTCCGAATAATACACCGCTTATCCCCAACTACACCAAAAAAATCCGAAGTAGGGTCGGTCGACGAGGCAGAAATAATACGCTGTAAATCATAATCCTGCTGTTTTTCTTTTAAAGTAAAGGAGGCTGAATAAATAGGAATTGTTCCTCCGAAGCCGGCTTCATGGGAGTAGCCATCACCGACGCGTCGAGAATATTGAAATGTAAAGCGAGGAAATTTTAAATTGACTCCATCTGGACCATTTAGCATTTGGCCATCTTGGTCAAAAGTGCCCGTTTGTTGCCCGAGAACATCCGACAAGACATTTTTAGTTTGGTGTAGATTTACCAAATAGCCATATTCTAAAACGGCCTCTTGGTAATTGGCATATACATTTCCTTCTTTTAGTTCTATATCTAGAACATCTCCTCCGAGTTTTTTATAAGTGTAGGCAACCTGATCGGAGGCGCCGGAGACGAAGTTGACATCATAGAGGGATTCTCCGAAAACTCCATAAAGTTGCAAAGGCAACGCGGGGCCCACATTGGCTGTGGTGCCAGTAACCGGCAAGATCGCCTTGCTCATTTGACTGCGCGGGGTTAAAACAGGTAAAGCCATATATATTCCTCCACACTTAAATAGTTTTTACAAAAACAAAACCCCCCTCTGTTTCCAGAGGAGGGCATAAATTTCAGGAAGTTAAATAATTAGATTATTGTAACAGATCCGTGACAACGACTAGGCCGTACATATCTGGACGAACCATCTTCTTGGCGTAGCGAGTCATGACACCCTTACGCGGCACGAAGTCTTCCGGTCCAAAAATGGTCGGAGTCATTTGGAGTGGCACATACGGTGCATATACATATCCGCTTTCGAGGAAAGAGGATCCCTTACGACCTACCAGAACAACGTTCCTTGGGAAATAAGGATCTACATACACGTCCCACTTCTTACTCAGATTTCCAACCTTAACGGTACCAATGGTACCTCGATCGTCGTCGTGAGTAACCTGACCACGGAATCCAGCCGTAAACTCAAGAATGTTGGCAACTTCAGGTGAACACACCACAAAGTTAGCACCACCACGCAGAGTCTTTCGGTGAATCTGAGCCGAGACATCATTGATAGTTTCAGCGAGGGTTTCATACCACTCACTTACGTTACCCGTGAAATCTGGGAACACTGCACCCGCGACCATAGCGGAAGTACCCGTTTGTCGATTCAGGAATTTACCTGGCGAGCGAGACCAATAGAGAGTATCAGCCGTAGCACCCTTGATTAGATCTTCGAGAATCTCTTGATCAATTTCAAGTGCAATCTGCTCGGATAGGATGGATGTCAACTCAACCTCGGCATCGAGATTGTGATAAGCATTCAAGTCCTGAGCCAATTCTGGCGTCCACTTAGCTTTGAGCTTTTTGGTCATCGCTGTGACAGCCACGGAATCAACTTGGATGTTGATTTCGGGGATAGCTGTCTCGTTTTCGAGACCCCATGTAGTCGCTCCAACAACAGCACCAATTGCATTCGGCGCAGCGTCAAAGTTATCATACATAGCCCAGCTAGCACCCGTCACCTGAAGCAACGAAGCCGACAGTATATCGGTCGTCTCTGATCCTGTTGCGGCGAGAACCACATAGAGGTCTGTATTGACGTTGGTAGTCGGCGCAATACCGTCGCGATCATCGCGAGTCAAGCGTCGAACTTGCATCCCGTCTCCTAAACCAGGGCCGCCAGCCCCACCAGGGATTGGGTCAAAGGTAATAGTGACATAATCTTTGACGTTAAGCTGACCACCAGGCTCAATTAAGAATTGGGCCAGAGG